TCGCTCATACGGTTTATTTGAAGGTCGGTATATTTCGGTGTCGGTAAAGTTTCTGTTTTGAAATCCATAATATTTATCTCCCTTTAGGTTTATATTTCGCCTGGGATGCGGCGCATCCCGTTTTATTATGATCCCCAGGTATTGTTGCCGGTCAAAATTTTGTCGGCCAAATGCATGTGGCTTTCCAGGTCGGCTTTGCTTTGGGTCATCATCAGGTCGGTTACTTTCCAATTGTTTTTGTCAACCTGTACGTTCAAAAGTGCGCTTGCTATTTTTATGGCCATTTCAATTTTGCTCATTTCTCTCTCCTCGTTAGGGTTTCGTTCAATTGTTCCTAATCATACGATGTTTTGTATCGGGAGTCAAGCTTTATTTTAATTAAAACGTTTGGCATCGTAAGCGGCTTCGGCCCAGGCGTTCGGGTTTGACCGGCCCTGCTCGGCAAGATAAGCGGATTCGTCATCGTCGGAGCAACCATATTCGGTGGCATTAACTTCGGGGTTTACAATTTTCCGTACAGTTTCCAAAGCGGCTTCGTAAGTTGGTTCCCATACTTTCGGTGCTTCGCGGCGTTTGGGCGGTGATTTAAAAAGTTTCCCGTTGGCGTTAGCCTGGGCGTGAGTTAAACGGGCGCTTTGGATATCAATCATCAAATATTCGCGGCTTTTATGCTTCAAAAAATTAACGCTCAAAATTACCCCTAAATACGCTCCCTCGTCAAATTCAAAAGGTATAAAAAGTTCGGTAGTCGATGAGACAAGCGCTCCGGTCGTTTTGTCCAGGGTGTATGCGTAGATGCCCATCAAAGCTAAAAGGTTTTCTCTGGCGTCTTTTTTGGCGCTGCTGGCCCAGGTATCGGCACCCGGTGTAATATCGATTCCCATATCACAGGCGTCGTCGAAAATTTGGGTTTGCGTTTTGGCTAAGTTCTCAAAATGTATTAGGTTTTCTTTGCCGGGGAAGCTCATATTTATTTCTCCTTGTTGGGGTTTCGTTCAATTGTTCCTAATCATACGATGTTCCCCGGCAGGAGTCAAGCTTTATTTTAAATATTATACGAATAATCTGCATAAAATATTTCTCTATCGAGATAACGTAAGGAAATTGGTGCATCATCTGGTGGAATATCCTTAAAGGCATCCATATCTAAAAGGCTGTTTTCGACTTTCTGCTTCCCCCAGGCTTCCCTTTTGGTTATCGGATAATACGCTTTAAATGTATCTGGAAAAACTTCATCACCAACAAAGCTGGCGTAATAAGCGGTGATTTTATTATCCATCCAATTTCGCTGATTAAATTTCTGCGTGACAAGTTCTTTTTGTGATGTCGGCAGGTCCGAGTTAGGGTCCGGCACGAGGCCGATATCGCTGAAATTTCCCAACCATGCCAATTGAGCAAGCGGCTTTTTATTCGGATATGCATATTTCAAATATTGAATGAAATAATCGTGCCGAAATTTGTCATCCCGTCCGCTATAAGGATTCGATTTTATGGCCCAATATTTCCATTCCCCATACCTTGACAGCAGGTCGGTATAAAATGCGGTGCGCTCAAGGTTATTCCATTTGTATTGTTTGCTCATAAAACCTCCTTTAAATTTGACCAAAAATTGATTTTGTCTTTGATAAATTCGCTGAAATATAACTCGGCCCGGTATATGGCATCTTCGGGATCATTTGTATCAAGCCAATGACCTTTCCCACCAAATCCGAGCGACCGGCACTCAACGGAGAACCAACCAAATGAATAGGGCGATGATTGAAGGGTCATTTTATATCCGTTCGGTGAGGTCGTCTCGATGCGAATATAACGGACATTAGTTTTGGTAGAACTAAAATCATTGGACGATGTGATATTCCATTTGTAGCGCGGATCAAATGATACCGGATGGAACGGACCCACATCATAATCGCGGCATAATATCGGTGCTGTATCGTACATAATTATTTCTCCTTTAGAAGTCCTCAATCATTATTAGTTTTTCTTTTGCGCGAGTGATTCCAGTATACAACCATCTTGTATAATCGTCATCGCTTTGGTAACTATTTCTTTCATCGATCATAATAACCCGGTTCCATTCAGACCCCTGGCTTTTATGGACCGATACGCAATATCCAAAATCAAAAAGGTCGACCCGGCATTTCCGGCGCTCCTCATACCCCATAAAATATTGTGGGTTTTCCTTTTGAGTGATTCTCTGTATTTCGTCGGCCAAGTCCATTTTGGTATCCAGCATATTGCTTTCGGAGTAGGCGTCCTGGACGTTGGCTTTGCCGAAGCCGGATTTTAAAACATATAACCAGACGTCGTATTTTGCCCCGTCCATACGCATCTGGATTTCAAAAAACTTGGCCCCGATGGATTTGATGGCGATAAGTTCCCCGATTTGACCGTTCATAACGTTGACGCTTTTGTTATTTTTGAGGCATATCAGGCGCTCACCAACTTTCGGCGTCCCTTTAAAATTATAATTGTTGCGGATGCGACTGTTTACTTGCACCCTGGTGGCGTTCATCCCGCAGAGGCAAATTAGATCCGAATCTTTATCGTATGAGTTGAGGATTTTTTTGCAGCGTGGGTCGGACCAATGCAGCTTTGCTATTGCGGTGCCGTACATCCCGCACTCAATATATCCTTCTTCTCGGGCGATCATCGATAGCTTGATAATTGGGTTGTCCTTGGCTTGCCGGTGAATTTCGGTTAGGAGGTGTTCTGGCTCGGCCATCAAATTAAAACTGTCGGCCCCAACAGGTGGCAATTGACCGTGGTCCCCGATGGCTATGATTGGGACATTATATTGGAGAAGGTCTTTCCAGATATCTTTGCCGACCATACTGGCCTCGTCCACAAAAATAAAGTCTACATCCAAATTGTCCCGGTGCGACCAGCCCTCTATCTTTCCCGTCTTTTCATCAACCATCGGGAAATATATTAGGGAGTGAATCGTGCCGACATAATCTTCCGGCCCAAGGTCGGTCAATTTGCTGGCTAATACAATGGATGCCTTTCCGGTATAGGTAACAAAACCGATGCGTGTATAGGCGCGTTTATTGCGGAGGGCGTCGGCCAGGAAGCCCAATACCGTGGTTTTGCCCGTCCCGGCGAGTCCGGCCATCGTGGTATAGGGCAGTTCGGTTTTTTCAGCATAGAATTTATCGACCCAATTCATAAGGTCTTCCAAAATCCCATGCTGCTCTTCGGTCAATTTGATTTTATTAGGCGCTTCGACTTCTGCGTCCGGTGCCTCGATGTAATCCATATTTTTTCCTTTTTACCTATGTTACCGTGCAAAGGCGATATTTGTCAAGGAACTTTTGTGGTATTTTTGGCCGAGGACTCTCGTCATATGCCGATGCTTTAAAATGGCGAATTGGTTGCCATCCTTTATAATGACGACGTCCGCGTTGAGGGCGGTAGCTTTAAAGGTTAGGGCGATAGAATCAAATTTGATTTCCTCTAAAGGCGTTTCATAATCGGTGGGACTGATTTGAAACCGGCTTAAAATTACCACCATATTTTCATTTTGTGACCGGATGACGTAATCGTGTTCGGTTATCATTTCTCCTCCTTTTCAAACCAAGATAAAATTTTAATTATTAACATCACGAGTGCCAATCCCCAAATGCCCAGGCAGAATGTCCAAGAATCCCACTCCATTTCATTTTTCTTTTTTGATTTCATAATATAAGCATACCTCTAAACCTTTAATCTGTCAACAAGTAAATACTTTTATGATCAGACGAAAATTACAGGAATTCTTTAATGGAATCCGTGGCCTGCGAAACGAGGGTCACGAGGTAGAGCTAACAAAATTCCAAATCCAGGAAATTTTGAAATGCTCGACAGACTCCAACTATTTCATCAATAATTATTGTCATATTATCACACTGGACGAGGGAAAGCAACTCTTTAATACCCGGTTTTACCAGGATGATATGTTGCAATTGATGGAACTCAATACCAGAGCGATATTTAAACTGCCGAGGCAGTCTGGTAAAAGCGCGATTGTTGCGGCGTTTTTGGTATGGGAGGTCGTATTTAAGGACTTCCATTCCTGCTCAATCCTGGCCAATAAAGAGAAATCGGCGAAGAACATTTTGAAGAAGGTCAAATTATTGTATAAGACCCTGCCGTATTGGATGCAGCAAGGCATCACCGGCTGGTCAAAGCTTTCAATCGAGCTGGAAAACGGGAGCTATATTGAAGCATCGGCCACATCCGCCTCTGGTACACGGTCCGATTCTATCAATACCCTGGTCATTGATGAGTGCGCCTGGATACCAAAAAACATATGGGATGAGTTTTACTCCTCGATTTATCCGACCGTTTCATCGTCTAAGAAATCGAAAATTATTATGATATCGACCCCTCGTGGTATGAACCACTTTTACAAATTCTGGCACGATGCTGAGAACAAGAAAAATGTGTTTGCCCATTACGAGATCGGGTATATGGATGTCCCGGCGTATGCAGAACCTGGGTTCAAAGAGCGCACTATTCAAGAGCTTGGTATACAGAAATGGACCCAAGAATATGAATGCCAATTCCTGGGATCATCCGGCACTCTTATATCCTCATATCATTTGCAAAATACTTTGGTTATGGATGACCCTGCAGATATCAGATTCGACGATAAGTTTAGGATATTTGAGATGCCTGTCCGAGACGAAAAGGATCCGAGAAAAAATAATCAATACGTTATGATTTGCGATTTTGGGGAAGGCGTCGGGCTCGATTACAATACAATTCAGGTATTGGATATCACGGGCGGCGTCCCCTGGCGCGAGGTCGCGGTATACGAGGACAATACCATTGCTCCCTCCGAGATGCCCTATATAATCGACCGTGTCGGCCAATTTTATAATACGGCACTATGTATCGGTGAAACCAATAACATCGGTATAGGGATATTGGACGATTTAAATTATGATTTGGAGTATGAAAATATTTTCTATGGCGACAACGAGTCCTTTGGCATAAAGATGACCAAGGCATCCAAACGAACCGGCAATATGCGGTTGAAGCAGAATATCGAGGATGGCAACCTGACGGTACACGACCAAGGCACGATTACACAATTCAGCACATATATTAAGGTGCGGGACAGCTATGAGGCCGAGGAAGATACCGATCACGATGACTTAATCACGCCATTGGTTTTGTTTTCATTTTTTATGGCCAATAGGAACTGGACTGAAAACTGGCTTGACCAGGAACGGTTATTAAATCGAGGTAAAATTAGTAGAATAGAGGAAGACCTCCTCCCGGCCGGATATGTTGATAATGGTATTGAAGTTGTAAATTTCGAAGAGTCAATTGATTCAGAAGATTGGGTCGGGTCGACTTTCTAAACGGTAAATACATTCTAACAGGTAAAATTTGTTTTTAAAATATAAAGGAGAAAAATTATGGGATTCAGTTTATCACCTTCGACGAGTGTCATAGAGCGAGATCTTTCCCTGACAATCCCTGCGGTGTCGAGCACAATATGTGGAATGGTTGGAGAATTTGAGTGGGGTGCTTGTAATGAGCGCATTACGATGACCAATGATACGGAACTTTTTGATATACTCGGTGACCCGAACGATGTCAATTATTTGTCTTGGTTTTCAGCATTCAATTATCTGCAATATTCCAGTATTTTGCTGATGGTCAGAGCAATTGACGAAGCCACAGGCAAAAATGCCGGGTTTATGTGCCAGGATGTCAGCAATGACGTTGCCCCGGTCGAAAATGCAGCATTGCTTTTGAACGATAACGCTTATGAACAACATACCCCGGTATTTGCTGGCGGGAATGACAAAATTCATATCCTGGCAAAATACCCCGGGAAATATGGCAACACCATCAAGGTGGCCATTGCCAATGAAACCGATTTTGGGACAGAGCTGGTTGCAACTGGTATCAGTTTCGTCGATCAATTTGAGTTCGAACCAGTGGCCAACGAAGTCGCCATCTGCGTTATGATTCTGGACAGTAATGGCGATTACGAAATCGTCGAGCGCTGGATGGTATCAACGACTCCCGGCAATAAGGTCGATGGCCTGAATACTTACATCGACGATTTTCTTTTTCAAAATTCGGCTTACATCCTGGGATACAACGATGTGGGCAATGCCAATGAAGTGGCATCCAATATCGCAACTCTTCTAAGCGGCGGCGTAAATGACAGTCCGAGCAATGACGAAATAAAAGCCGGATTTGATCTATTTTCCAATGCAGAGGAAGTGGACGTGAATATGCTTATTGACGGCGCTTGGGTTTCAGCGGCGATTCAACAGTATATTATCGACAATATCCTGGAAGTTCGTAAGGATCTTGTCGGTTATTTTAGTCCACCTCAAGCCGATGTTGTTGGTCAGGTCAGTATTTCTTCAGCGGTGGCCGATATTATCGATTATCGCAAAAACGAACTGAGCAGGTCGACGTCTTATGCGGCTCTTTTTGGGAACTGGAAATACCAGGAAGACTCATTCAACGGGAAATACCGATGGCTTCCGGTCTCGGCTGATTGCGCGGGTATTATGGCCGCAACAGCACAGTCCAGAGAAATGTGGATTGCTGGCGCTGGCTACAATCGCGGCACAGTTAAAAATACCATCAAGTTTGCCATTAACCCTGACAAATCCTACAGAGACCTTCTGTACAAAGACAATATCAATCCCCTTTTGGTTGATAGCTCAGACGGACCGGTTTTGCTCGGCCAGAAAACATTACTGACCCGGCCCTCCAGTTTTGATCGCCTGGATATCAGGTGGTTGTTCATCGTATTGGAAAAGGCCATCGCGACGGCTTCAAAATGGTTTATGTTTGAGAAAAATACGGCTTTTACCCGGCGACAGTTTAAGGGTATGGTCGATCCATTCCTGCGCGACGTGCAAGGCAAAGAAGGCATCGAGGCATTTGAGGTTCAGGTTGACTCAAATATCAATACCCCGGCCGTCAAAGCAAGAAATGAATTTAGGGCGCGGATTTTTGTCCAGCCGGAACTATCGGCAGAGTTTATCATACTCGAATTCATCAACGTGAGTTCGGGTGTTGATTTTTCAGAAACCATCGGCAAATCAGCATAATTTATCTGGCCAGGAGATACCATTACTCCTGGCCGGTAATTAATATAAGGAGACAGCAACAATGGGAATGAACATAGAAGATTTTAAATCTGCGTTAACAAATGGCTTCCGGCCCAACCTGTATCAGATGGAAGTGATGGGATTGCCGGAGAAATTTGTTTTTATGTGCAAGGCAACTCAGATTCCAGGAAAAAACATCGGCATCGTTGAGGCACCTTATCTTGGTATGAAAGCGAAGCTTGCCGGGGATGTGACCTATGAAGATCTTTCGGTTACCGTGATAATGGACAATGATTTCTCAGTCCGCACGTCCCTGGAAAATTGGATGGCAACTGCCAAAGCCAATGAAGCGGCCCTCGGCCTGGATGCGGCTCTGTACAAGCGAACCGCCGAAGTCATTGCATTGGACAATACCGGGCATGAGATAGCTCAGTATACTTTTATTGGTATATGGCCATCGTCCGTCGCTCCCGTCGATTTGAGCTATGAAACCAATGACACCCTCGCCGAGTATGTGGTCACCTTCACATTCGATTATTGGACACGCATCCTATAAAAAGGTCATAACCTATGGCTACAATGTTTCTGGAAAATCTGAAAGCTTCGTTTTCAGATTTTCTTCGGCCTAATTTATTTCAAGTAACTTTCAGTGGTAATTTATTCGGGGATTATGAGTTCGGCTTTTTAACCAAAGCTGCAACTTATCCGTTTATGACCTATAACACCACTTCTATACAATATAACAACCTCCCCCGGCATTTTGCCCAGGGCGTTGATTATGACCCGATTAGTTTTGAGTTTCTTGTTGATGACGGGTTGAAAGTTTTGAGATTCTTTGATAAATGGCGGCAACTCGTGATGAATGACGGGTCGCGGACCTTTAATTATAAAGACGAATATTCCGGTAATATCGAGATTGAGCTATGGAATCGGAAGCAGATGATGCGAGCAAAGTGCACCATATTGGATGCCTTCCCGGTGAACATAGATAACGTGGCCCTGGCAATGGATGCAAACGATCAAATAATGACTCTCAATGTTTCCTTCCGATACGATGATGTTTTCTACGAGTTTGATGAGGGCTTGAGCATTGCCGGGATAAAGGATTTCGGTTTTGACCTAATCCAGGGGACTGCCGGTAAAGGTATCGATTCAATAAAAGACAGCATTGCAGCTCTGGCGAAACAAATCCCGGATATTGGAATAAGAAATGTCTTCGGAGGAAGCGGTGGCTTTGCCGATACAGAAACTGCCATTGGTAACCGGGCAAAAGAAGTTTTTAAGGGAGGCTTTGGTGGCACAGGCATTGCCAATGCCACAAAAAATGCCAGGGAGATGGCTCAAGGCGCATTTAGTTCCAAAGTCAAAAGCAAGGCCAAATCAACAGCTTATAATATTATCAAAAGTTGGAGTCCATTTTAAA